GTTTCCCAGTCACGATCAAGGCCGGACATGAAACTCGATGGTAAAAGTGAGGACTACATCAGTGCAATGTTTGATATTTTAGTAGATTCTTCTAAGAACGAAACACCAATGAGTAAACTACTTAGAAAAGTAGAAACAACAGATATTACTGATTCTAAACATGTTGACCCAGTTGAAGAAGCACGTAAAAGATCAATAGAACGAAACAAATTAGGAAATAAATAATGACAATTCAAGATTTTAACATTTACACCCAAAATGGCTATGCTGGTGATTTGGTAGATTCTGGCCCACGTGTTGTACAAACTGGTATTGTAGAGGATGTAGGTGGCTTTGGTTTTGGTAAGGCTGTAAAGCGTGGTACTACTGGTAAGCAAGTTTTACTTGGTGGTGCTGCTAAGGTATTTGCAATCTCCCAACGTGAATATAATCGTGAAGCAGGTACTCGTCCCTCTACTGGTGAGGACTTTGGATATAAAGAGAAAGATTCAGCTTCTCTAATCCGCGAAGGTTACTTGTACATTAAACTTACTGGTGCAACTGCTATCTCTAATGGTGAGCCATTACACGTAGACACAGTTACAGGTGAATTCACTAAAGTAGCTGTAGGTGGTAATGTTGTTGCATGTCTAAACGTATTTGCAGACGAAGACGCCATCACTGGTGATGTATTTAAAGCTAGAATTGATATTGCATCTTAATTGATACAATAAAATAAAGAATTTAAACAAGGAATTATAATGTCTAGAAAAGTAAAAGCTTTTGCAATTGATGAAGATACTCGCCAGATCCTAGTGGATGCTGAGAAAGTAGATTTTGTTATTAATGATGCTGTTGAGAATCTAATTGCTCAAGGTATCTTTAAAACGGATGATGAAGGTATCTTCTTCCAACGTCAGCTTGAGTACATCCAAGCACAATCCTATGATGTACTCTATCCAGATCTTATGGGTCGTGAATGTTTCTCTACTAATACAGAGGGTGGAGAAGGGATTAATACATTTACCTACCGTTCTTATGATAAGCGTGGTGAGACTGCTATCATTGCTGGTAAAGCAACTGACCTACCTCGTGGTGATATTTCTGGTAAAGAATATTCTATTAATGTTAAGACACTTGGTAATGCATTTGGTTATTCTCGTCAAGAGATTGCTGCTTCTCAAGTTACAGGGTTCCCACTAGAAGCTCGTAAGGCTGAGGCAACTCGTAGATCTTATGAAGAGAAAGTAAACCAAATCATCTGGTTTGGTGATGCTGAAAATGACCTACATGGTTTGTTCGGTGGCCCAGTTGGTGCTCCTTCTCTTACAATTACTAAAACTGCTGTAGCCCCTGCGGCTGGTGGTACTAACTCTACTGTTTGGGGTGTTGATAAAACTCCTACAGAAGTTATCAAAGATCTTACTGATGCATGTACTAAGATGTATGTTGATACTAAGAAGTTATTCCGTCCAGATACTATCTTAATCTCTGTTGAGAAGTTGTTGTACCTAACTAATACTGTTCGTTCTGATCAGTCAGATATGTCTATCATGTCTTGGTTCTTGGCTAACAATAAGTTTATTAAGTCTATTGATCAATTCAAAGATATTAACGAACTTGATGGTATTTATGATACTGCTGGTGGTGCTTTCGATCCTACTGGCCAGAAAGGTAATGGTTTCACTGTTATGGCTTCTGGTGCTGACAACGCGCGTATTCGTGAGCCTTTCCCTTATATGCACTTGCCTGTGCAGTACAAAGGACTAGAGTTTGAGATTAACTGCTATGGACGCTTTGCAGGTATCGAAATGGTACGTCCTGCTGCCTTCCAACACTTCTACGGAATCTAATTTATATAGGCCACAGCAATGGTTGAGTTAATGAAACTCGTAGTAACCAAACCTCTTCAAGCTGTTGTAACTTTACTGTGTGTGGTGACTTTGTCACTGCACATAGCCATGACAGAGATGAAAGTGGCTATGGCACTAGTAAATGAAAAGCAAGAAGAGTTTAACGTTACTAATGATAAAGTGTTCAATAAAGTACTAATAATGAATGATACAGTTATTAGGGTAGAGACTGTGTTATCTGATGTTAAACGAAACCAAGAAAACTTACTTAAAAGAGAGTTAGAAAAACAATGAGAATTAAGAACAACACACCTGCAAACTTATCAGTATATTCAGCTAAAGGTACAGGCTACATGACAGTAGTTGGTGAAAGTACCTTAGAGCTTGATGATAATGTTTGGAAAACTGAATATGCAGAAAGAGCTAAAGGCTTACTAAAATCTGGTAACCTAGAGATTACTAAAGCTCCTGCACTAACAGAAGAAGAAATTGCTAAGGCCGAAGAAGCTGAGATCAAAGCAGCAGAAGCAGTACTAGCAAAAGCTAAAGCTAAGACAGAAGCAAAGAAAACAGCAACTAAATAAGGTAATTCTATGGCAAGTGTAGTAGATTTCCAAAAGAGGTTTCCAGAGTTCTTGGATATAGAAGAAGATCGAGTACTAATGTTTCTGGATGATGCTGCACTTGTTATGGCTGATAATGATGGTAGGTGGCTAACCTTCTATGATGTAGCTCAGTTGTACTTAGCAGCACACTTACTTACTTTAGGTAGTGCTACTGAATCTGGAGATAGTGGTATCTTTGCGCCAATTAAGAAACAAGAAGTTGATGATGTTATAATTGAGCAAGCTGTGTCAGCGGTAAGTCCTACTGCTGATGATCTATACTCTACCTCTTATGGTAAAAGGTATGTGAATTATAGACGAATGTGCTTTACTGGACTAATTGGAGTCTAGGAGATATTTATGGCTATGCAAATGCAAAGAGCCTTTAATAATAAAATGTTAACTAAAATAACTGTCTACTCAATAAGGGAAGGTAGTTATGATGATACTAATGAGTGGATAGAAGGTGAAAAAGAAACCTTTAAGCTATTTGGGGTATTAAAAGCAGGTAATAAGTTCTCTCAGTTTGATGAAGGTATCTCTCTACATGAAGAGGTTGGTGGTAAGAGGTATACAGACTATAGATCTTTATATATAACTAATAAAAGAAAGCTTAAGATACAAGACAAAGTAGGCATCAAAGGAGTGTATTATAATATACTACAACAGTCCGATGAAGATGTTTATGGGTTCTGTAGCTACTTACTAGAAAAATCTAAGACTTGGAGGCCAACGTGAATATAGATGTTAAAGTAGTTCAACTGTTTGTTGATTCATTAGTTGGTAAGCCTAAGTTTTCATACCCTGCAAGGAAAGGCGGACCTAGGCCAGAAGGTGAATTTGCTCATATCAGTTTTTTAGAAGAGTACCAAGATTCTATACCAGCCCAATATATATACAGTCAAACAGAAACAACGACGACTTTCAGAACAAGAAGCCTAGCCAGAATCAGACTTAGGATAGGTATTGTAGAAACAGATGGTGTTGCATCAAGTAGGATTATGCATGGTTGGACTAGTGAAGCTATAAAAGAACTTATGATAAAAACTGGTTATGGTTTTATTTCATGCAAACCCATAAGCCTAGAAGATGCTAAATTAGAAAAAGAATGGGAACCAAGACAAGGCTTTTCAGTTGAGTTCTATGTGACAAGAACTTTTGAAGAAGTCGTAAATAACATAACTAGTTTAGTTGTTTCGGGAGAGTACATAACTCCTGGCCTTGAAACTATCTTATTAGATATAAATATTAATAACACATAATCGGAGATATTATGGCGATTGAAATAACTGAGTTTGCTGATGTTAGCATCTCTATTTCACCAACTGGTGTAGGCTTAGGAAATTTTGGTATTTTAGGATTCCTTACTTTAGCTTCTGATAGCCCTATTGCTGGTAAAGAAATTACAGTTGCAGAAAGATCGAGAGCTTATACAAGCATAACCTCTGTTGGTGGAGACTGGCCTACTACCTCAGAAGTATACAAAGCTGCTGCTGCATTTTATGGACAAACACCAACACCTCGTGACTTCTTAGTTATGATGAGTTATGACTCTGACCAAGCTGGCTCATTAGTAGGTGGTGGTTCAGATACAGTTGATGAACTTAAAACTATTACCACAGGCACTTTAGACATAACTATTGATGCTGGATCTGAAACCAACTTAACAGGGCTAGACTTCTCTTCTGATACTACTTATGATGAAATAGCTGCTACTATAGATGCAGCACTGACAACTGCTACTGCCGGTGCCTCTTGTTATCATAATGGGTATCAGTTTGTAATCATCTCAGACACAACAGGTGCAGCTTCTTCTGTAACTCCTGCTACTGGTACTGCTGCTAATGCACTTGGTTTGGAAGTTCATCAAGCTAAAGCTGAAGTAGGTATTGTTGCAGAAGTACCAACAGACTCACTTGCTGCTGTTGTTGCCAACGGTACAGACTTTACAGGATTAGTACTTCATAAAGACTTACGAGACGTATTACAAGCAGAAGAGACAGCCTCGGTAAACTCTTCTTTCCAATTTGCTTCTTTTGCAGAAGCAAATAAGAAAATATTTATGAACACAACTAATGATCTTACTACTTTAGTTAGTACTACAGGTCATGTAGCTGCCGAAGTAAAAGCTGGTACATTTAGGTACACACTAACTAACTTCTCCAAAGATATTAACCAGTATGCTGGTGCTTCTGTATTTGGTAGGATTGCTTCTGTTAATTTTGAGGCAATTGGTACCACAATCACAATGAACTTAAAGCAGTGTCCAGGAATTACAGCGGAAGATTTATCCCCTGCTGAGTTTGCTAAACTAAGGGAAAACTATGTAAGTGCAGTTGTTCAGATTGGTAAGACTGCCAATGCTTACACAGACTCTCGTATGGCTTCTGGTTCTTGGTTAGATACTACACATGGTCTTATGTGGTTAGAGAACCGTTGTGAAGTTGATCTGTTTAACTTACTTTATGTAAATAACACTAAGATCCCATATACACAAGTTGGTATAAATACAACTAAAGCTGTTATTGAAAGATCTCTACAAGCTGCTGTAAGAAATGGTTTGGCAGCTCCTGGCTACTTACCAGATGGTACGTTCTTACCTCTAGGTTACATTGTAGAATCAGTAGCCCTTGGTGATGTATCTGTTGCTGATAAGAGCAATCGTATATACAAAGGCTTCTCATTTAAAGTTGTTGGGGCAGGTGCACTACATGAAGTTGTAGTTTCTGGTGAGTTCTCAGAGTAATAGATAAAACAGGGTAAATAATTACCCTGTACTTAACAAGGAATTAATATGTATCAATATAGTTTTGCAAACGTAGATCTTGTTATTGAAATGGACTATCCTGGAAATAAAAACCCAAGTTCTTTCAAAGTGACAGGATATGGAACCGGAGAAGGTTTAATTAACATCATGCGTAGGGCACCTATTGCCACTACAACATTTGGTGCTTATGGGGATATGGTTGTAAACATGCAACGTATTAGGGCAGGAGATCTTACCTTCCCAATACTTATGAATGCACCTGAAAATAAGTACTTCCAAGACTTTGCTAATTACTTTCAAGCTCAAGCTGATATGGATGGAGAACTAGTAGTTCCTATCCAAGCTAAGATGACTGATAATATGGGTAATGATGTAGCTACCATGACTAATGGTGTTATATTGGCTATGCCTGCCATGGTTCGTGGACAAACCATGAATACTGTAACTTGGGTACTAACCTTTGAAAATGTAAGTTTCACCCGTGATTTAGGTGGAGACCTAGATAACTTAGGTGAGTAATATACTTAGCCTTATTTAATTAGATAAGGCTACTTAATTTGTAATATTAGGAGTAATTATGAGTGGATATTCCGCTACCTTAATTGATGGAAGAGAAATATATATACCAGCTTGGCCAATAAATGTGGCGTTGGAAAACCTAGCAAGTGCGAGTAAGTACTTAGGTGCACAGAATGTTATTTTGATATCAGAGTTAAAACTACCTTCTGTTATTGTTGGCATAATGGAGTCAGAAGATCCTAAACAATGTGCTAATTTAATCAAACACTTTGTATGTCAAGTAAGAATAGATGGTAAGAAGATAGAACCAAAAACAATTGAGTCAATGTTTGAAGGTGAACTAAGTACCATTACTGAAATATTTGCACACGTAATACATTCACAGTATTCAGATTTTTTCGTATCAGGTTTAGCAAAGGCACCCTCCCAAAACAACTCAAAGACAAAGTAGATTCTTTACCCATAGATTACAATAAGATATACGATCGTGACTGGGAAAC